ATCCTTGATCTTTTCAGGGAACCACGCCGCGCCGCTGATAGCTAGATCAGTGCATGGTGGATGGAAGATAGCTAAATCCCAGTCACCCTCGATGAAGTCGAAGATGTCACCTTGATAATGTTTATTTGTTGGTGTGTCACTGGGTAGGAGATCGCAGCTCCATGCATTGTGACCACGTGCAGCGAATGCCTCACGTACAACACCGCTGTATTCGCAACCGATTAAAACGTTCATGTTAGTATGGTATGTAAATGTGGATAGGTTAGTTAACTTTATTAATTATTTCTTGTGCTAACTCGTAAGCGTCCCTCTTATCTTGACAATAGAGTTCAACGATTACCCAGACGCAATGATTTTTAAATGTCACCGTGTCGTGTACTGATTGACTTGCTACCATGTCAGCCATCCAACGATCACCGAAGATATCTTCTAGTTCTTGCTCGATTTCTTCCTCGTATTCATTAAAGAATTTACGAGTTTCATAATAGTAAATGAAACCGCTAACACCACCGCCGCAACCGTGGTTAGCTGTGTCCTTGACCTCTTCGATGTCAGTAAATCTTTCATCGAGTGCCACTGTTAATCTTGATTCTTGCATGATTTAAATAATGGCTACTCTCATTGAGTAGCAAGGGATCAGGGCGGAATCGAACCGCCCTTACAACCATTGATCTAGTAGTTGATATACTTGTCGGTATATGGTGAGAACCCACACTCTGTGTAGGTAAGACGCCCTGTTTGGACGTTGTATCTGTTCTCATAAACAGACTCGTTAACAAGTGATTGAACCCATAAACCAAGGCTTATTACATCGTTGAACATAAGATTAAGAATCTTAGTCCTTGCAACGTTTTTGTATAGGTAAGTTCTACCGTTTTGATATGTGAACTGAACAGTCTTGTTAAAAGGGTTAACCTTTACGCCCTTGTAAGCAGCACAAACACTAGTACGAGATTTAATTTGAAACATAATTGTTTTTAAATAAGTGAACAATTATCCGACCTTGTATGTAATACAAATGTGGATAAGTGGCAGTCAAGGAGTCGAACCTTGAACAAGTGCACCGGCACTGCCTTGTTTCCCGTTTGTTTTATTCCCACTCTGTCCGCTGACTCTGATGGTCACGTCTGCAGCTTATCAAGGCTACGCTGTTATGTTTTAACCTCGAACTCTGTTGGTTGACACTGAGTTATCGAGCTACTTAAGCCAGTTAACAATCGCTTTGGATTGAAAGTTTGGTTGGTATGTTTTGAGAGTTGTTGTAGTTAAGTTAGTTATCTCTCTCACCCTAAAGGGAGAGATAGCTAACATAACGTAAACAACAATCTCTGTTCCTCCATTGTAGCCCAATTTGTCCCCTAGTGGAGAGATTAAATTCACCAATATTCCTCAAATCGCCAAGAAACCAGGTATAGTCTGGGATCTCAGCGAATCTTAAGAAAATCCAAAAACTTTCTCAAATCGCCGAGAACCCTGTCCACACCTGGATAGTTGGGTATTGTTTCAAAGTGTAACGCAACAGGTCGCTTGAGATTGTGATGCGATATAATCCCCGCCCGCCCGCGTGTCGCGAATGTTTAGCACGCATAACACGTGCGAATATCGCGCGATATGTACCAACTTTCGCTCAGGGAGCGAGCGAAGCGAGCAGATCCCTTGGTATGACTGGGCTGACGCTGGATAATGAATCTAGCGAGCGGCTCCCTCTAACGCACGCACCCCCCCGCGGGGGTAATCGCGCCCATCCTATATCGATAATAGGTTAGAGAAATTTATGTTATTTTTTGAAGAGACCTAACCTGGTAAATAGATATACAGTAATAACAATCCAGAAGGTAATCTCAAGACCTAAACTATTCATCCTCTTTTTCAGGAAAGTAACCAATGGTATATCCATTACCGTCTTCACACTCTTCTACCACTGCTTCATAGACAGTATCAGGATGTTCAGTCATATATGTCTCTATAGCTGAATCTACAGTCTGTTTAGCTTTTAAATCTATATATCTGTTCTCTAAACCAATCAACACACCCAGTATTAAGAAGTTAAGCGGAGGGAAAGGAGTCTTCAGACTCTTATATAACTCTTTAAACGTAATAATCTTTAGTTTATGTTCCATATAGTTAAAGGCAGTGGAGAGTAGTGTTTTAAAGTAATATCATTCACGGATATTTATTAAAGGGGACGGTAGTTTTAGTACCTGTCCCCCTACAAGGGTCCACCCTTCCCCTGTATACGGAGGGGGACCCCCCTAAACCCAGTTAGGAGCATCTTTATTTGATGTCTTAAGTCTGGCTTGTTGTCTTTGTTCAACATCCATCCCAAGCACTAAATGATTAGCACTGGATTGAGGGTCATCTAGGAAACCTTGAAGTATATCGTTCCATTCTTCTTGTTTCTTTAGGTCTATCTGTGTCTGTGCTGAAATTGAGAGAGAGTCAGTAAAGTATTTAACCCCTTGAGCTAAACAGTCAATTCTGTCGTCATGTTTAACTGCAAATTTCATTCGACACATCCTACTCATTTGGTAGAAGAGCATGTAGAGAAGTCTTTGTTCTGGAGGGTGTTCTTTGTTTGAGTTATAGTCCCAATCAATAACAGACCTATCAACAATAAGGCGATGTTGGTTGAGAACAGGCTCAAGGCTATCAATGATTCTGTCTTCTTTCCGAACATTCGCTCTAACTTCATCCACAAAAATGTTCTGCTTTGTTTGTTGAAGGTGTTTTTTAAAAAGTTCACTTACTATTCCGTCTCCGAAGTTTGTCTCTACGACTAAGGTAGAAACGTTGTATTTCTTGCAACCTTTTAGTATGTCAAGCAAGGTATTGTCTGAGTACCCATCTCTATAGGCTCGCACTTCGTGAAGATAGAGAAAGCCATTCTTTTGGGAGATATAGCAAGCTGCTGTCTCATCAGATCCTCTTCCGCTGGGGTCAACCGAGCAGATTGTTTCTTGATAGGGAGTCCAATCACCTTGTAGTTGCATAGGTGAATAGAAGTAGTCTCCAGGAAGTCCAACTGTTGGAGCATCTTTGATGACATTTTTTGGGTCTGAGCACCATATGACATTATCGGGTGCTTCAGTAGGATTAACACTGGTAATAACCAAGTCAGCCATTTTAAGAGGAAACTTTTCAGAGTCACTGAGAGAAGTATCAAGCATGAACTGAAGCATAAAGTTACTTCGTCCCATAGCTGACTCCCTTTGTAGGAGATCCTCGTCATCAAACCTGTCTGGGTCTGTACAGTCTCCTGATTTTGCACCATTATCTAAGTCTTCCTGTAGTTGTGGAGCTATTAGCCCTTCATATGGAGTGATGTTTTTTGGGAATCTTGCCGGCCAAACAAATGGTCGATAATTCCGCTGTGCCAGCTTACGATAAACAGTAAAAGTAGTCTGAGGAGTCCCGAGATACATAATACGGCTATCGTCTTCCGGCGTAAGGATGGATTCAGCTTCGGTACAGAGTTGAAGTAGTTTTTCACGCATTAACTCCGTCATACTGTTTCCAGGCACCTCTATATCGTCTAAAATCATTAAGTCTGCACGACTTCCAGTTAACTGTCCAGTTATACCAACTGATTTGACTGAGGGTGCTTGGTGAGGTGAACATAAGACATCAAAGGATATACGTGACCATCTGGCATCGTCAGATTTAGGTCTTAGATGCTTTAGCCACGGTGTTTCAATAATTAGTTTCTGTAGGAAGATGGACATGTTATCTGCACGTTCTTTAGACGCAGAGATAATCATTATTTTCTTTTCCGAGTTATTAAATAGAGTCCATAGAACAAAAGCACCAGTAATCCAGCTCTTACCAACTCCCCGAAACGCCTGTATTTGTAGTCGCTTGGGACCACTCTGCAAGTAATCTGCAATTGCATATTGTGCCCTCGTAGGTTGTGGGAGATCAAGCTGGTCCCATAATGCTTGCAGAAACAGCTTGAAATCGCCCTGTAAGGCGGTTAAAGTATCATTCATGTACGTTTGTGGATAGATTAGTTATAGGCTTACGTCAATCGATTTATCGAGGGTTCTGAAGCGAGGTGTCATTAGTAGAGGATCAGACCAATCATTAGGTGTTTCTATTAAGGCTGATAGCCCTCTGTAGTTATTGGTTTTATTTCCGTTCAAAACAATTTTCTTACCGTTGCCGTTACCGTTGCCGTTACCGTTTACTTTGCCGTTACCATTACCATTTTTAGGAACATACGAAGTATCGTAACCTTGCCTTTGACCTTCTAAGAATTGTTTAGCATATGCGTGAACTCCACTAAGCAAGTTAACTTTATTTAAACTTTTTGTAAAAGCAGCCATTTTTTTTGTATAGCTGGCATCACGGACTTTATATTTTTCACGTAAATTTTTATTTTTTATTACAGCCCTAGTACGGACATTCTTATCATAGTTTTCCGTTTCGGTTTTAAGCGTTAAATTGCTGTCTATATTTCCAGGTTTTTTATTAACAATCTTGTTTAAATCTTGTTTAAATCTGTTTTCAGAAATAACTCCCGCAGCAAAGTTTTTTTTTAATCGTTCGTAATCCGCACCAAATTCTTGTGTTTCATATTCGTGATCTAGTGCCATACCGCCAGATCGGTCTTGTTTTTTAAAATTTCTTTTTCCTTTTTTAACTAATTTTCCATAACCAGCTGCGGTCATTAATTCGTCTGCTTCAGTTAAAATCTGGTTTCGTTTATCAATAGATTTTTTTTGTGAAGCATCTCTTTTACTTTCAGGTCTAGCTACACCTTGACTCATTTTATAAACTTCACCATCCCAACTAGGATATTCTCCTATTTCAGTAAGGATTGTTCTATTTAAATTTCTATCTGTACTTCTAAACTCTCCGCTATTAATGAGCCTATTTCTTATTTGATTATATTCTCTCTCAAATTGTCCTTTTGGTTTTGCTGTAGGTTCTAAACCTAATTTCTCATATGTTGCAAGAATTGCCATAAAAAAAGCACCCTTTCGGGTGCGGATATATTTCCAAAGTGGATAAGTTATGCAGCGATGTGGTCGCTTATTGTTTGTTCTCTAATTGGTTTATGTCCAAATTTGTCTCTCATCCAAGAGAGCCAATTTCTACTACCTTTATCCTGATTGCACTTTCGACAGGCACATACAACATTGGTCGTAAGATTTTGCCCACCTCGGCTACGAGGTTTAACGTGATCGAGTGTAAGTTCTTTAAATTCATAAGTTTCTCCGCAATAAACACATGTACATTTGAAGTGCTCTTTAACGGCTCTTCTCCAGAGCCTTTTAGAATCTGAACTTGTCATGGTTATTAGGTTTTGTAAGTAATGTTTTGGACTAGGTAGTAGAGGGGTCATTTACGTATTTTGAGTCTGCTTTTTCGGCTTCGGTTTTTAGATGGACTTTGGAGAGTCGCATCTTTTGGGTTTTTACTGTTTTGTTTCCCTGGCTTATGGGCGACATCTTTTCCGTCACCATTGCCATAAGTACCTTTGGCTCGATTAATAGCATTCGCATTGACACGTAGTGCTACCCCTTTTTTTGTTTTGTTATATGCTTTTTGGGAAGCTTTAAGATTGCCGTTGGCATATCTAGCTCCGTTGGACTTTGCCATAGAGTCTTCTCTTTACTAAGTCTGGATCTATTTCCGGCAAAACATTTGCCAGTTTGTGTAATGGGTTGCCATCGTATGCAACACCTGAAATATCGTTTGATTTCAGCCAATCACAGGCTGCTTTTAAGTCTTGAGTTGTAGCGTCTCCGCTTTTGACTCTAGATAAAAATTCTTTTGTGACTAACTGGTGGAGTTCGTTAAATTGCTCTTCAGTTGCCTTTTTCATTGTTTTTCGTAAAAAAAGCCCTCTCAGAATCGCCTACAAGGGCAATGAAAAAAGGGCTGGTTATATTTGTACCTGTAGTTTTAGGTTTTTTTCTTCTTAGGAAAGCCAGCTTGCATATTCTTATAAGCTTTGGCTGTAACTGTACTTTTAGACTTAGGTCTGCTAGTACCAGCTTTTTTTCTCTTATTGATGTTTGCGTATAAACCTTGTTTTGCCATAATTAACATTTCCATTTGCGAAGGGCAAGTGCCTTACGAGTAGGCTTGCCGTTTGGTTTTTTCATTGGTCCTTTTACACCCGACATGCGAGCACAAAAAGATTTTTTACGAGAACCTCCACCAGGTTGTGGAGCTTTAAGATTAGAACCAGTTTCTCTGTTGTATTTTTCTCTACCAGCTTTGGTGAGTCCGCCAGTACGACTTTTATGTTTACCGATTTTTAAACTGACGTTTTTTTTAGTCATTATTTAATTCCTAAGCCTTTTTTAACTATTGCGAGTGCTTTATCATCTAGTTCGTTATCTGATTGCTCAACTAACTTCTGTAGTAGGTCAATAACGAATGTTTTAAATTTTGGACTTCTTAATGCAGAAAGTACGAATGGTTTTGCTAGTGCTAACATTATTCTTTTTTGGTTAATTGGATAGGTACGACATCAGCACATAATTTGGCTGAGTCTGTATTGGGTCGGAAGGTGAAACCTTTCCGTTGTAGTTCGGCACATTTAAGTGCTCTAGTCATTTCTTGAGAGAGTCTCATATTCCGTTCATGTAACGCACCGATGCGTTGACATTGTTCAGTCAGATCTCTATTTAAAGGAACTGAGAAGTTTATTTGAAACCCCCAGTTCTCATTAATTACGTAACCATCTTCAGTTTCAGGTTGTACATCGTTGCCCATATAAAAAGGACTAAACGTCATAGTGCTTCCATTACATGAAGTTCCCGGAGCAAACTGTTGTCTCGAGGGAGCTCCATTGTTTTGAAATTGCACTGCCTGATTGGTCACGTTTCCAGTAGCTGCGGCGACTGGATTTGAATTGTTATTTGTGTCTCCTTCAGCAAATACCGGACTGCCTACTGTGAGAAGACAGAGAAGGAATTTGTAGTGGAGTTTATTGTATAGTCTGTGGTTATATCCCATTTTTCTATAATTCCAGCAGCTCTAGTAGTTGTTTCCAACTGCCAAGCTTTAGTGTCATCTTTAACTGAGAATGTTGTGTCAGCAGCAGATAAGCTACCTGAAGCAGTTACGTTAGTACCTGACCAAGTTTTTACGGCAGCTCCCATCACTTCCTTTTTTGTGACTTCTTTTATAGTCTGAGTCGTGACTGTATTACTCGTCATATTCCCTGTTGTGAACTGAGGAGTGACGGTATTAGCTCTTGCTATTGCGGGTGATAACAATGCTAAGAGTATGAATAATTTAGTCATACTTTTGTTGTTGGTTTTTTAGCCATTGGGCAAGCTGGAGGTTTTCCATTGCCATTTTTTCCAGTCGTCAAGCCAAAAGTTGCTAGGGCTCCAGTAAATACGCTGGCGACGAAAGTGATATCTGAGTTACCAGATTTCTTCACCATAGGAATTTCAACGTAGTTCATCGTAATGATGAAACCAGACCAGACAACAACGCCTAACCTGACTACAGTTCCCAGAAATTCTATTTGGTGTTCTTTATCTTCAGCAAGATCTTTTACCTTACCTAAGAAACCTTTTTCTTTGACTGACTTATCTTCTTCCATCCTGTTTTTAATATTGGTTTCATTGCAGTTACAACGTATTTAAACGCTGCTGTAGCTGTCAGTGTTGCAGCCACAGAAACAACCGCAGTTGTTGTTGCCGTTACTAAGATCTCAGTCTCAGGTACTGGCATTTGTTGATCTGTAAAAGGTATGTCTACCTTTCTCATTCCGGGAGATTCCGGCTCTTCAGAAGTAGTTTCTTCAGGTTCTTCTTCTGCTTGTAAATCACTAGGAGGTACAACCATTGGAATATAAGAAGGAACATCTGCTGTAGGTAAAGGGATGGATATAGTTTCTATTTTTTCTACTGGTGGTAATACTATGGTGGGTATTTCCATTAATCAGCTTCTACTGCAGCGACTTTGGTTTCTAATGTTTCTACTCTAGCAATAAGTTGATTTATTACAGAAATATACATTGCATCTTTACTACCAAATTTTGATGTTTTTATAATCCCAACATCTTCGCCTTGTCCATTTGTACCTTTATCTACTAAATCATAATCAGGATCATCTTTATCAATGTTAATAGTTGTAACCCATTGATTATCTACTGCTTCTAAATCTTGAGCTAAAAATCCTTTTACATTTGTTTTATCTCCATGCATTTCTGGATTAATCCAATCAAAAGTTTTTGATTTATATTGTTTAAATTTTTCAATATCGTAAGAATAATCCGCAACATTTTTCTTAACTCTGCTATCTGATATGCTACCTATCCCTTGGTCTGTACCATATAACTCACCGTTATGCTCGATTCTAAAATGATTAACAATAGACGTTCCAGCATTAGTTGTTGTAAAGAAATTTAAACCAACATCTTGTGCTGCACCATATTGCCCTTTAAGTCCTGCATACCTTATACCGTCAGCAGTACCAAAACCAACAAATTGATTTGTACTACGACCTAAAATTAAATTAGCGTCATCACCAAATAAACCCATATTGAAATTTCCTGTTGCACTATTATTGTGATGTTGCCATATAAATGCACCAGTACCGCCACCTGTTCCAGTTCTTTTTGCTCCGCAAGTATATCCATAGTTAGTAAGAGAACTTATAGAATATGCAATTCCTGTAAACCCATGTGTATTTGTGGTTTGGGGTGCATCTAATCGAATATGAGGGCTAGTAAAAGCTCCATTACTGTTAGTAGTATTTTGAGCTTGAGATACTGTAAGATGACCAAGATCAGTAGTTGTTCCTAAAAGTAATGCCCCACCTGATGTAAGACGCATACGTTCATTTGCACCATTAGTTGCAAAAGCTAATTCATTATCTGCTGGTCTATATATTTGTGCTTGTATGCTTGATGATGGAGTTGTATTAGCAGCTAACATAAAAGCGTTTCCGAGAACATCACCAGAAACATGTAATGTTCTACTAGGACTTGTTGTACCTATACCCACTTTCCCAGACGAATCTATACGCATACGTTCTGTTTCTGCTTCATTTCTAATTATTAGCTGGTCTGTGTCAATAAATGTTTTATCGTCATTTGTACGAACATATAAACCTCCTTCGCTATTACGAAGTTTTAATCCAGTATCAACTGTTCCACTTTGATTTATGTCTAATAAAGTTCCATTCCAAGTTAAAGTTGACTCACCATTTAAAGTATTAGCAGTACCAGAGCCAGTAATAACTCTGTTATCTGCGTTGTTGTTTATTGTTGTACCAGCAGGGATGCTTACTGTTTCAAAGCTAGGATCTGCTCCGTTGTTTGCTCGTAAGAACTTACCATTGTTATTGCTATCGCCATGTGGAAGTTTAGATAAAGCTACTGCCTGATCTTGGATAGCGTTCGTATCGACTGCGTTGTCCGCTAACTCGCTAGACCCCACAGCATTGGCTGGGATTTTACCAGCCGTCACCGCATCGTCTTTGACTCCATCGGTGCTTATTTTTGTTAATGCCATAAAAAAAGCCCTCTTGTTAGAGGGCGGTTAAATTATTAAGTTGAGGGTTTAGGATATTTAGCTTTGACAGGATCGACTATATCTGTCTTCCACTTATCAAGTCCGTTGTGGTAGATGTAATCAAGTTGACTTTGCCAATCTGGATATTCTGATGCTCTATCATTTTGATAAAGTAATTTATTTAATTCAACCCTTGCAGCATCAACAAGTGATTGATTTATAGTTACAGGTTTTTCGTCTGCATCTACGATAGTATTAGTATCGTCATCTATCATAAAAACATTTGGATATGCTTTTCTAATAGCTTCGTGATCGTAATTAGTCATAATTTATGAGTGAAATTCAAAAACTTGAATACTTGAAAAAGATTTTGTAGAGTCTCTAGAGGTGTCATTATTAGATGTATGACTTCTATTTACAGAAAAAGTTCCACTATTTGTTGAGCCACCAACTGTAAAAGCATAAGTGTTGGTATTTCCGGGTGAGTACATACCTATTAACGGTATTGTATGTGCTTCATATTGACCATCTTGACTACTTCTTGATGTTGACCTTATTCTATTTCCATCTGATGCTCCTCTTAATGCGTCTATTGGACTACCATTAGCTTGAAGTGTAGCGATTACTGAAGTTGCACTATTACACCCAATCGTAAGTTGAGCCATGACTAGAAAGAAATTATTAGCGTGTTGCAAAGCCAAGTTTACAGTCATTCCACTAATAGTTGTGTAACTAGAACTTGCTCCAAATGTTTGGGTTCCAGTTTTTGTAGCAAATCCAAAATTTAATAATGGACCATGAATAGTTCCTTGTGCTGTCCTAAAAGCCATTATGATACCTCCGTTAAATTAAATTTATACTTCTTACCAGAACGATTATTTTTTAAGAACAAGTCTGATTCTCCTTCCTGTATTGTCCAGTTACCCCATGTACCATCTACATCATTAGATGAACCTTCGTTAGATAAGTTAAGGTCATTGGTGTAGATGTTTCTCCAACGATCAGCAGAACTACCTAGATCGTATGTGTTATTATTCCAAGGTCTAAAAGTACCTTCGCATCTATGTTCTACACCACCTCGTAATGTGGTTCCGTTTGCATCTGTTTGAAAACGTAAAGCGTTGTCGTGATATAGCTCTACTGCTCCGTTTGGTATTAAATTTATACCTTCCTCTCCCGATTTTGCTCTTATAGCAATATTATTAGAAGCATTACCTTGTATTATTAAATTACCTGTACCAGTTTGCGAAACATATGAATCGCCTCCATCGTGATAAATTTGTAGGTCATTAGCATTTCCAGCAAGGAATTTTTTATTATCACCAACGTGCATGTTATTTTGTGCTTCTACGTTGGCAGTAGCAATAAAACTTCCTGTTACTGTTGCTCCACCACTTGTAGTCTCAAACTTTTTAGTACCGTTGTGGTACAACTCTGCGGCTCCGTTAGCAACAGCATTTATCAGATTTTCATTTGCTGAAGTTTTAGCAACAAAACCACCATTTACATTTGAAACAGAAAGTACAATATCTCCATTATCTGCTGAAGTAGTTATAAATATGTCACCATTATTAGTTTCAATATAATTATTACTACCATTATGATATAGCTGAAAATCATCACCTGCTCCGAGTTTAATTCTAGAGCTGTCAGAGTTTAAATCAAGATTTCCAACTAAATCTAACTCACCAGTACAATTAATACTGTCAACATCAGCTTGTCCAGTAACATTTATTCCTGAACTTGTAGTCTCAAACTTTTTACTATCATCAAAATATAGACTTACAGAATCATTTGGTTTTGTCAATATGGCATTATCTGTGCCATGACGAAGATATATATTACCGTTAGAGCTATCTATCCTATTATGTGAGCCATCGTGATAAATCTGTAAATCTGCGCCATCACCAAATTTAACAGAGTGACTATCATCTAAAAGTATTTCAAAACTATTAGTATCTAAGTCACCACCTAGCTGTGGTGAACTGTCATTAACAAGATCAGTAATAACACTTTCAAACGTAGGGTCTGCACCATTATTAGCTCTTAAAAACTTTCCGTTACTAGATCCATCACCATGAGGTAATTTAGCCAGTGTTACTGCTTGGTCTGCAATCTTAGCTGTAGTTACCGCACCACTTGTTAAAACATCTGTACTTACCGTGTTGTTACTTGGTGTACCAATACTTACTGCTGCTCCGATGGTGATAATAAAGAAGTCAGCACCACTAACAGGAGCGGAACTAAATATAATAGAGCTACCGTCAATAGCGAATCCTTCACTGGGTTGACTTGTTCCTGAGTTAGGTTTCTGAATGACTCCATTGATAGAAACAATATGTTGTTCTGCATTAAGTCCGGGACTTGAAAGTACGAATCTGTAAGCTGAACCATTAAATGATGCACTGTTTCCTCCTGTTCCTGAGTAACTAGATATTGTATTAATAAAGAAGTTACCTACGGATTGGGTCTCTTCCCATGCACTAGTAGTTCCGTTATATACAAGAAGTTTTGACGAACCAGTATTAAAGAACAAATCACCATTATCAAGAGAACTTGTAGGGTTAGAAGAACCAACTCTGTATCTCGATGCAAAGTCATTTATATCATCACTAAGTTGTTTTACATCAGCTTCTTTAGCTAATAGTTTATGGTAGTTATATACCTGACCTGAGCCAGTAGAACTAACCATAAGACCAGCTCCAGCAGCAATAGTTTCACCAGTTAACGTTGATGGGAATCCATTAATAGTTACTGTTGAACCGCCTACTGTTCTACCTGTATTGCTAGAAGTACCACTTACTACAACTCCACCAGCATCCGATATAGATATAACTACACCAGCACTAGGTTGTGTATTAGGGAAAGCTGCGTCTGTTGCTATAACTTCTAGTCCACCGATAGGTGCAATCTGTGCAGCAACATAATCAACAACAGCTCCAGATGTTGGTAGCTGTGTATCGCTATTAGATATAGATGTTTGCTTTAGATCACTAGCTAATTTAGCAAGGGTTATATTTGCATCTGCTACTTTTACTGTTGTTACGTTAGCGTCAGTAATTTTAGATGTTGTTACTGAGTTAGACGCAAGCTTTGCATCTGTAACTTGAGCACCAGCTATATGAGCTGTGTCAATAGATCCATCTACATAGTGTTCAGAATTTATTGAGTCGTCAGCAATCTTAGTACCGTTAACTGCGTCAGCATTAATCTTTGCAGTAGTAATTTGGTTATCGCCTATATCTGCTGTAGCTATTGCACCATCAATAATGTTTGCAGTACTTACGCAGTTAGCCGCTAACTTTGCACTTGTAATCTGAGCGTCAGCAATATGTTGAGTATCAATTGACCCGTCAACATAATGTTCTGAGTTGATTTGATCGTCAGCTATTAATGCACTTGTTATATTGTCTGCTGCTATCTTTGCTGTAGTTACATTGCTGTTTGCAATCTTTGCTGTAGTAACGTTGCTGTCAGCTATTTTTGCAGTTGTGACATTAGCATCTGTAATTTTAACTGTAGTAACAGAGTTACTTGCCAAATCTCCAGCAACAATAGTGCCATCTACAATTTTAGCTGAAGTAATTTGACTGTCTGCAATATGAGCAGTATCTATACTTCCGTCTACATAATGCTCAGAGTTTATCTGGTCATCAGCTATCTTTGCACCTGTAATAGCATCAGCAGCTATCTTGGCTGTAGTTACATTTGAGTCTGCAATCTTAGCTGTAGTTACATTACTGTCAGCTATTTTTGCAGTTGTTACTTGACTGTCAGCTATATGTTCAGTATCAATAGAACCTGATACATAATGCTCAGAGTTGATCTGATCATCTGCAATTTTAGCTCCAGTTACTGCGTCAGCATTAATCTTTGCAGTTGTTATAAGACTATCTGCTAAGTCTCCTGTTGCAATAGAACCATCAACTATTTTAGCTGAGGTAACTATTGAATCTTTTAAATCTGATTGTCTTATTAATTGACCAGCTGCTTCTTGAGCTGAGTACAATAATTGAGTTTGGTTATTATTTAAGTCAGCTGCACGTATTGATGAACCAGCTGCATATTGAGCTTGAGCTGAGTCTACGTTAGTTGTTCTATAAATATGTATAGCTACTCCATTTCCTGGAGCACTATTAAAGACAATATTTGTATTTGAAATGGTGTAGTCATTATCTGTTTGACCACTTGTGTTTTCAGTTTTTAGTACGTTGTTAAGTTCTACCTCAACATCCGCATTCGATAAATATGGAAATGTAAAGGCAAAGGTTGTTGTAGAACCATTGCCTGTATAAAAATGTTCAGTTGTCGCCATTTGTTATTACAAACGTATTGTTATTTAGTTGGCGGGTGGGTTATCTGTAGGGCAGTAATAAATCAGATGGATTACTATCTCTGTTTTGATATGTGTAATTACTTGTTTCGTTTAATGAGGTTGCGTTTTGTATATTGATTCTTTTATCTTCTTGATATAAAAGTAGAGCTTCGGGATCGTTAGAAACCATTGCCCAAGCTTTTCTTCTGGCATCTAAAAATAATGAATGGATAATTTTATTATGGACATATGCTGTTCTTGGATTTATTTCTCTTCTACCAGCTCTTAGATCACCTTGCATCTTTTCAAGTGATGCAATAACTCTTTCATCAGTAGCTAATTTATTTAATTTAGCTTCTAAGTTTTGATCACCTATTGCTTTCATAAACTTAGATCTTAAACGTGGATTATCACTTAGATCGATTCCATCTGGTGATGAGTAGGTTGACATTCTCATGTCATAACCACTATTAAATAAAAGTTTCCTACCTTCACCTTGATCTAAATTTATATAGAAAGGACTAAATGCATTAAACATACGAGTTGGAAAATCCCAATCTTTAATTGGTTGTCCATTAAGCATGTCGTATTTAGTAGGTAAACCACCTTCAGGATCTAGTCCCTCAGTAATCAAGTTTCTATTTCTAATAGCATCTTGTATTCCAGAGTTTAATTCTTTCATATGAGGATTAAATACTTTACCTAATTCATTTCTTAGAGAAGAAAGAGGAATTTGGTTATTAACTAATCCAGCAATAATTCTTTCCCATGAACCAGCTTGACCTCCAAATAAATCTACAAACTGCTGTATTCCAGCCATATAGGATTTACTAGAGATACCTTGAGCAACTACTAATGCTAATTTCTGGAAATTATCTTCTGTCCACTCTTCTCCCATTAATTGGCTGTAATCACCAATGTCAGCAATAGTTGAAAGCATTAAGTTAAATGGCTCAAATGAGTCATAGCTAACTTGTACTCCACCTATAGTTATAGTTCTAGGTTTATATCCAGCATCAATCCATGCTTGTCTTTTTTGTCTATCAGCTGGTCCATTACCAGTAAGACCACCATTCATAAAGTGAAGTGCAGCCATAGATATAACAGAACCACCAATAGCTAATCTTCCAGCTTGTAATGCTTTTGCATTAGCTAAATCTTCTACTGTTTCTATACCATATTTCTGTAGACCTTTTAAATTATTAGGATCTGCAAAAGCTATATCATTCCACTCTTTGACTAAAAAGTTAAATCCTGGAGTGTGTTTAGCTGTTAGAGATAAACCGTTTACACCTGTTCTTGCAAACAAGAAAAATGGTTTAGCCCAAGGAGCTGATTCAAATACATCATTTAATCCTTTAGAAAATCCAGTTAAGTCAGTAGTTAAAGTAGCTTCCTGTTTAGCAAAGATAGTTGCAGCTTCTGTGATATTACCGTCAGCATCTGTTATCTGAGAATAAAATCTATCTTGTGCATTCTTTAATAAATCAGGAGTTATGTCAGTTACATTACCTTTATTTAATTGCTCCATTGCTAGACGCATTGCCTTTTCTTTAGCTCTGGATCTTGCAAGAATATAACCAAAAGTATCATCAGTGGCAGCCATCATCTTTGTTGAATAAGTCAGAAACTTATTGTCATTCAATGATCTAGCCATGTTAGCCATATAGTATGCAGCCTTATCTCCAGCATCTGCCTTGCCACTGTTTTCTATCCAGTCACCAAATAAAGCCCACTGTTCATCACCTTTAGTTTTTTGAACATATCTTGTTTTAATTGTAGATAGATCTCCTGACCAGTAAGCATTTAACTTAGTACTAAATACTTTCCAAGCTTCTGGTATAGATTCAATCATTCCACTCATAGCAGCTAAAGAAGCTCTCTGTGTGGTTTTATCACCAGTAATAGTTGAACCAATTACTTGTGCAAAAGGTCTTAAGAACGTAGCAGTTCCTGTACCCATAATTGCTCTAACAGAAGTCTTAGGTCCACTAAGAACACTGTTGATCATTACACCTTGTAATTCTTTAATAAGAACACCAGTTTGTGTTTTACCGTTTAGTTCGCCACCTTTTAGTTTCTTTTTAATCCAAGCATCAAAATCATCAAAGTTATGGATATCATTACTCATTGATACCGCTTCATAATATGCTCTGAATAGACTGTCATCTTGATTGTCGCCAGCATATTTAAAAGCTATCTGATAAGCAGTTTTTGTTTTATCTATCTCAGCCTGTACAGCTTCTTTAAATTGAGCTTTGTTTGCTGGGTTACGTACATCAAGGTTTTTTAATTCCATACCTCGTGTATATGATGCTATCTTTCTTTGTACGACTGCACCAACAAGGGTGTCGTATAAGTTTTTAGCTGGACCATCTATATCTGCTAAATCAGCAATATCAAATAGTTCTCTACCAGCAATACCATGATCTCTAGCTTTTCTAAATAATGCACCTATTACGAAATCAGCTGCTAAAACATCACCTGTTTGCCAAACCTTCTTACCTTTAATAGTGTCACTTCTTGCATCAAATGCAGCAAACATTTCTGGATCTATATCTTCCAAACGTTCTCTACCATGCATTACTTCATGTGCTCTTCTTATAGAGTCATAAAATTTGTCTGATAAGGATTGACCTTTTTTTAAAGCAGCAATCTCGGCCTGGATTCTGGCATCTGACATAAATGGTTGAAGAAGTTCTACCATTTCTTTTTCTGCAATATCTGCACTTTCAGAAAGATTCTCTATCTGACGTTGAGTGAATGGACTATCCGTAGAACCATGCTGGGAACCCCAGTCATTATCTATTCTTTGTTTTTGATAATAGACATCGGCTGGTTTACCAGTTGAGTTAGGAGCTGCTTGCCAAGGATCAGAAATAGGTTTGTTTTTATAAGCACCATATTGCCCTCTCATTGATTGAGCCTGTAATGCAGCTTTTTCTCCTATTTGTGCATTAACATTGGCTTCTCTAGCCATAGCTCTTTCGACAGCATCTTGTGTACCATCTTCTATTATTGTTCCGTTAGGTAGCTGGTTAGATTCAGGAATATATTTACCACTAGGTGTTTTAAACTTTTTAATACCTTTACCTAAAGCCATACCTACGCCATCAAAAACCACACCGATACCCATACCTTCTACGACATTCTTCAATGTCTTCATTGCAGGGTGATCATCTTCTTTTGTAGATAGTGGTGTATCAATAAAATTAAAACGATCTCTTAAAATACCAAGACCGTTATCTTCTTGGGAATATTTAGAAACTACATCAGAGACCGCACCAATTCCAGCACCTCTAACTAAACTGCCGAGTGCAGTAGTTGCAGCTGTCACGCCAGCTACTTTTGCAGCTGGGATAATGGCAGCAGCCATTGAACCAAAGTGAACAAGACTCCGTAGAGCACCTCCCCACCATGTTTTAGTTTCTATTGGGTTTGCATCATTTACAAACCAGTCATCCCATTCAGCACCATAACCTTCTTCAGTTTGTTGCTCTTGTACCATTTCACCACTAAACATATCAATGGCTCTTTCAGGTAAGGTGACAACAGAGGACGCAGTATCTTGCAATCCTCCGCCTATAGCAGATCGAATTTCCTTAGAAACTCCTCTTAGTCCACCTCCACCTTCTTTCTCTCTTGGATCATCGAACTCAGCCTTAGCTTGTTCTTGTTGTTGTTGGAGTAAAAGTTCTTGCTCTTTTTGTTGAGCTTCAACCTTTTCATTCTCCTCATAAATTTTATTGAACTCCAGCTCTGTATCTTGTAGAGCCTGAGCATCAATATCAATCTGAAAATCAGAACTCATAATGCATTACCGTAGTAACTAAATTTTTCTTCTTACTTTGTCTCTATCGAGATATTCGTTTATTTCCCCTTCAAATGGTTTCTTATTGCCTGTTGCAAATACACCTCTTTCTATCCATTGATCGCCATTCCAAACTATAAAAGTATCTTGATCAGTTCTTTGCCAATCACCTTTGCGAGGTTCAAGCTTACCTAATTGCGGAGTTTGTAGAATGTCTTGTTGCATTTCAGGTGAGAGATTCATAAAGTCTTCTGTTGAGATTTCACTTCTAATAGCAGAAGGATTTTCTTTTATCATTTTCTCTACAACTGCTTGTGCTTCAGGAACTAACAATGAAATCTCATCGTAGTCAATCTGTGCATCATCTTTAAATGCTTCAATCTTTGCTCTAGCAACTTTGGCTGGAGATGGATGATGAGATAAAAAGAATCGAACGTTAGGATCAAGTTTTTCATATGCAAGTAAAACATCAGACTTTATCGGTTTTTCTAACCCATTCATCTTGTTATAGATTTCTACTTGTTTATATTGCAGCTCGGCTCCCGTCACGCCAGGAATTTTGTCAGCAAGTTGTTCATAAAATAAATGTGTTTTACCTGTTGAGTATTTACTTGCTTGTACAACAATATCCTCAGTACCAAAAATAAGACCTGTATTAACAATATTGGGGTCAATAGTTTTTATATGTTCTTCAGCTTTAATTAGGTTTAGGTTTCTAGTTTTATTACCATCCCTATTAACAACTAAATGATCATAAACTTGACCATTTGTTCTTTTTTGAATATCTTGTAAAGCAAGAATATGAGCATCTACTGCACTGTTAGTTGTTTGCATATGTTTAGCAAACAGTATTGGATATTCTCTTTCAGCATTCTCTACAATATTATTCCATTGAGTAGATTCCCTTCCTGGAGCTACACCTTGTTGTTTAGCATGGGTTGTTGCAAAACCTTTAATTTGAGTCTTGGCTAAATCTTGTAGATCTTTTGATGGTGCTAGTGGATTACCACCGTCAGCAATTTTTGGTAAATATTGAGCTTCGACAAAAGGGTCACTTAATTTAAGAACTTCTTCTTTTGTTATAGGAATACCTTTATCAATCTTGTAATCTAATTGTGCTCTGATAAGAATATCGTCACCTTCTTCTTTTGCAAATCTGTTTTTTACAGCTTCAGGAAGGTTACTTCCACCTTGCTTTATATCCCAATTAGATTGTACATATTTAGCTAACTCAAGTTTAGTCATACGGGTATCTCGCCCGTCTTCTACCTTTTGTATATCTTCTACAAATCCTTTTGCATAGTTAGTTCTTAATAAAGCTTTGTTTTCAAATACACCTTTCTTTGCTTCTTCTATAGATGCAAGTACACCTTCAGCCCATAATGCATTTTCTTCACCACCACCTAACTTGTCTATAAGTAATTTGGTTTTATCACCTTTAGCTGTAATTTCTCCAAAGAGTACACTTTCAAATTTATCAATATTAACAACGCCTTTCTTCATACCCATAAGTCCTATGTTTATGAATGCTCTTTCAGCTTTAGCAATGTTTCCTTCAAAATAACCAACGTTATATTCCGATGTTTCTATAAAAGCCTGTAATGGATTTTCACTATTTAAGGCATTTTTAACTTCACTTATCATTCTGCCTTGTTCTTTTTGTATATTTTTGGAAGTTATATTTTGGTTGGTTGTTTCATAGAATTTTGATTCCACTCCAGCAAAACTGTCTTTTAATTGATTTTTAGTAAACCTTAAATTGAAACCTAATTGATCAGCATTAGTAAGAATACCTGTTTTATATTTATCGAAAGCCATTCTTGCTTCTGAAACACTGTTAATTCCAGCGGGATAGTTTTTTGTAACCCAAGGAGTAAATTCTGTTCCAAGTCTGGTCTTCATTTCTTCCATCATTAGGAGTCGTCTTCTTGCTCCATGAGGACCACTAAGATCTATAGTTTCGTAGGTAGTATTATCACCATTGTTTAAAGCCTCATTTTTAATAAAGTTTTCAGCCTTACCAATATCAAAAATACTTGTTAATGTATTTTGATCTGATTCTAAATCTGTCTCAGCAATATCTTTATAACCTTGACTTAAAAGACCTTCTCTTCTTTTCTCATTTATAGCATCTGCCGTCTTCTTCGCCTTTGGAGATAATTCAATTATTTCTTTAAGTATCTCTAATGGCATTTCGGCATTCTTCAGCCGTGTTTTATCATTCTCCTGTTCAAGCTCTTCTCGTCTGTCATAGCTTGTATTAACTGAGCTATAACTGTCTGCAAGAATTGATCCAAAATCAGGAGCTTCTGTAAAATTAAAAAAACTGTTTGTCATATTAACCTCCCCAGATTCCGAATCCACCAGAACCACCAGCTGTGGCTATAGATGATCCAATAGATAAAGCATCCATAAACATTGCAGCTCCTACGTTCTGCATAACAGGTTGAGGTGGTGCAACATCTGGAATAGGTTGGAACGCAACCTTTGCAAATGCTTGATCTTTAAATTGTTTATATTTAGATATTTCACCTGAACTCTTACGAGCTAACTCTCTATCATTCAGAGTTAATCTTCTTGCAATGTCACTAACATCTCTACCATATTTAGCATATTCAATAGTACCTCTTCTTCTAGTTGACTGACCTGTTTGACCAGCTGCTACTAATTTTCCATAAGTACTATCTTCTAATAATTTTCTAAATAACTCTTGATACTTAAGCTGGGCTTCGCCTCTGGCATTGTCCATTGCTTCTTGTTGATCAACTCGTGCTTGAGCTTGAGCTAGACCAGCATTTTGTACGTCTTCTTCGTATTTAACTTTTTGAGCATTGTAAATAGATGTTGTTTGCATCCAGTTACGCTCTCTTCTTTCATTCTCGTATTTGTATCTTCTACGAGCATTCTCATTAGCTGTCTTAGCTGCTGCTCCTAAACACACGGCAAAACTCCATAAAGGATAAATTATTGGGTCCGTGTTTTAATTCCCTTAAAAATTTGAACCCTAGGAATCTGAGTAGTTTTATATGAACTCTGTTTCGTTTATCAACGATGTTCCAGAGCAACTTCTCTTGTCTACTTTCCACATATCTTTTAGCTTCTCTAGCAAAAGTTAGTGGGTATTTATGAATAGCTGGTGTACATAGCATCCAGATTCTGCCATCTTCTTGTACGCCGGCTACTCCGGCTAAATCTCCGTTCGGAACTGTGAAATATACGCTGTCACCTATCTCGGTGCATGCTGGTATAGCCACAACAGGATCATGTCCATGACCCTCTTCAACTTCTCTACGGTCATCTGGTAAAAGATTAGAAGCTACATCAAGTGCAGCTTCCAATGTTATTGGGTGAATGTAATTAGACACGTCTATAAAATCTATTTGTAAAGTCTCCTTCCCATGCCAATGAATACAGGGTGGCTGGTGCTGGATGTTCTGATTTAACGTTTACTGTTAAGTTTGTATTTCTTTCGTAACAAGGTACTGTTTCTATAACTTCATTTACTATCGGTAATCTACTTGCAGAAACCACACCAGCTAACGCTAGTTCTTTAGTTTCTGTGTAGTCTGGTTTACCTACTCTTTGTAAGGTTGTTGAATAAACTCCTAATGGTCCAAAGCTAAATTTAATTCTATGGACAATAAGAGATGACTTAGCATCAGATCTGTATTTATCTCCTACTTGTTGAGTAACATATATGGTTGGTATTCGTACATCCATTTCATATAGATATCCAATAATAAAAGAATTATTAGACCAGTCTCCACTTATCTCTAAGTTAGATCCATTAACAGTGACCATTGCATATCTACCAAGATCATTTCCTGAATCCGTTTCATAAGCAACTAACTGTTTAGTACTCTCATATCCATTTGGTTTAGGAATAGTAGTTTTTATAGTTGCACTGTTATATGTATTAGAAGCTGACGTTACTGATGATGCATGATCTAAGTGAACACGATATACATAATCATCTGTTGTATCAGCAGTATCTCTTGTATCAGTAACAAAGTGACCGCTATCATCTAATTTCATAGAGTATCTAACAATTTGATCTTTATTATTGTTTCTAGTAACAACAAATAAAGCATCATCTAGCATGCAATGATATTGAATATTTCCTGTTACTGTCCATGTAGTCCATGCTTGTAATAGTCTTTTATCACCAGAAGTAAAATATCTAAAACAATAGATTGTATCTGTATTCTTTTGACTAAAAAATACAACTGAGTTTTCTCTAGATACTGATACTATTTCTACATTTTTATTTAATAATTTTCCTATAACTTTACTTTGATCAATAACCTCTGGTTCTCCTTGTCTAACAACATTAGACATTTCAAAGAAACGTGTAAATTGATTAGCATTATCAATGAATGCAACGGTTGTTCCTAAAGAAATAGGATTAGTTTTCTCATTAAAATTATAAGAAGATACTGCGTTTAGCTTGGCAGTTTCAGGACTCAAAATATCACTATCTGTAGTCAGCATAAATTGCTGATTTTTAGTAAATAATAATAATCCGGCATTAACTTGAATACCGTCATAAACAATAGCTGGATATTCAGAGCTACATGAAAGATCAATAACATCCATAGGTGTGAATGTAGTAGCAGTCTTAGACCAGAAGTTAAAGAACTCGCCAGGTCTTGACATGACTACGTTTTCATCACTTAAGAATACTAATCTGTTTCTAAAGAAAACTAACTGATTAATTTTATTACCTACAAAAGAAGGGTTTGGGTTAGTTAAAGAATCACCTACCTGTGCATTTTCCCAAGTAGCTTGTGAAACAGTGAATGTACCATTAGCTTGTCTTACTAATTGGATAGGCATAGTGCCTTTATCAAACTCGATATTTCTGCCAGGTTTTGCACATTCTTCCCATACTCCATCCCCATCTCTGTCGTTATGACCGAAGAATTTGACGTAGTAATCATCAGCGTCAGCTTCACTGTTAGCAACTTTTACGACATAACCGTTCTTACATTGGGACGGCAAATCATCTACGTTCTTAACCTGATTAGACATTACTTTAAGCAAGTCACTTGATGGTGCTGTTATGTTGAATGTCCCTTGAGCTGTAGGTCGAGTTATGTATAAACCCGTACCTATCATTTTTACTTCGTAACCGTTAGCAGAGTCATCTCTAAATCCATATAAAGCATTAGTTCCTCCATAACTGGTTCCTAATATTCCTGATCTTATATCTCCAAGAATACTTGAAGCAGTTACTGCTGTTTCAGTATCAAAAGGTGTAGGGTTTGGTCTGACTAAACCTAAGTTAGCTTGTACGTTTGTAGTACTAATTTTTTCAACAGTAACTTTATAGTAACCATCATCCATCCATACATAAAAGTAATCTCCTTGCTGCCATTCAGCACCACCATAAAGAAGATCAAAAGTAGTAGTGTATCTAGCTTGATATGTAGTTTCTTGGTTTTCACCTGAACCAGTTGTATATGGAACTGATTGACCTATAGTTCTAATTCTAAAATAAAGGTTTTTACCTCTATTAACTGAGCTACCATTAGAAGCTTTTACATCAATTGTGTATGTATGATTTCCTGAGTTAGCTTCATCTGTAAGACTAGCTCCATCATCAATATCAAATATTCTAGTTCCTACGTTTGGTGCATATGCATCCCTACCATCTCCAGCACTATCATCACATCTAGTTGACTGAGAAATTCTACTGTTTCTAGCTGGTAAACTTCCATCGGAATTACAATAGTTATTACTTGACTTAACTAAATCAACACTAATTCTTGTAGCTGTAGTAACAGCTGTTGTATTTGTATTATCAAATAAATTAACTGAGTACTGTCTTGCATAAGCTGTCGCTCTTAAATCAATAAAAACTTCAGGAGGTCTAACTGCTTCTATAGTGTTAGACATTGCTACTGTCTTAGTTCTATTGGTTATAAATGTGTAGTCATTAAGAGTTAAAGTCTGTATATCTTGGTCATCACTATGAGATAAATATGTAGCTAATGCACTGGCTGTACCAGAATCATAGTTAACAGTTTGAGCTGCTCCATCACTACATTTCCACATATTTATATCGCCAGTTCTACTAATTTGTCCTATATAACTTTCTGTTTCATCACGGTAATAGCTAAACCATTTACCGTTTGTTTGTGAGTTTAGTGCTGAAGTTCCATTATCACTAATTGATGCAATTAACTTACCTCCTGGACGCTTTAATAAGCCATGTGTTACGTCAGGTATTACATTTTTAGCGACACTAACTTGTCCAGGAATCTTCAGTTCATCTGGCTGTTGAGATAAACCTCCAGTCAGCGTTGGTATTGTTTGAGTAACACTTGCCATTATCTTCTATTTAATATTTGGAACGGTTGGTATGGAGCATATGAAGTTTTCTCCGGCCAGCCCATATAGTTATGGTCGCCTTGACTGCATTCATAATCCATTACGTTTGCTCTAGCAGCTTGCTCTTGTATCTGAAGTAATGCTGCTAATTCTTTATTTGCGACTTGTTGTACAGCTGCACGAACAGAAGCTCGTGAAATAATATATCTCTGAAAAACTGGAGGTACATCTACAAATGGATATAGAGTGACAATATCTAAATATTGATCTTCAGTAAATTGATCAGTATGTTCAACCAAGTCATATAGCCTTCCATTTCTTCTAACTAAATCTTTTGATTTATCAATACGTTTATCATGTAAATCGTATCTTAAATAGTTACTAGGGATAACTATATATTTTGTAGTTGTATCAGGAGTAACTTTTACATTCTCCTCAGTATTAAAATGCCATCCCTCGTTTTGTATATCTTTATTAGATTCAACTAATAGGTTATAAACAAATGCAGTTTCAGGATTATTAAAATTAAGAGTAGTTAAAGGTGATTGACCTATGCTACCCAAGATTGAGTTCACTGCGGATAGTTCGGTATCGGGGTCAATTGTTGTAGTAGCCATAGATAAAAAAAAGGGACCCGAAGGTCCCGTATAAAGTATATAAATTTAGAATGCAGCGTCAGCAGTACCAACGTGTAATTCTACGCAAGCAGCAGGGTTTAAGTAGTCTGCGCCCATAGCCATGCGTCCGAGGATCACATCGCCTTGGTAAATAACGGATATGTCTCCATTAGTTACTTGAACTTGAGGACCAATTGCCTCTACTACACCAGCAGCTTCTTTTTGGAAGATTAAACCGCATGATCCAGCAAAGTCTCCAGCCTCACCATAGCCATTGTTAACACCAGCAATATTGAAAGCACAAGCTGTTCCGCCTGAAACGGTTCCACTTACAGTATCAGTAATTGTGAATGTATTAGTAGCAACAGTAGCAACTGTGTATGTACCTGAAGTACCTCCACCAGCTGTAGCATCAAAGACAACTTTATCACCAACGGATAGACCGTGAGCGTTAAGAGTTACTGTGATAGTTGTTCCAGATCTTGCATAAGTTGCTGTCTGTCTACCAGAACCAGAATCCATAGATTGACCTATGAATGAACCAGCATTGGAGATAGTATTAGCAGTACCGAACTTACCTAAGAATGGTAGGTTCATTGACTTGTAGATCTTAATACCAGCGATAGATACAACACCTTCTCCAGACTGTAAACCTGTACCCTGAACGTCTCTGTTGATTAGTCCATTGTCACCTGTTTGTTGGATAAGTGCGTAGTACTGTCTTGGGTTAAGTACAGCTACACGTCCGTCAGAACTTACTCCTTTCTCATCTAATACAGCAGCAGCGTCATAGAAACCAGTAACAAGGTTAGAAGCAGTAGTTGCTTGTGTATTGTTCTGTGTACTATTTAACTGAATCTGAGTACCACCTGGCTCAACGAACCCAGTAGCAGATATAGGAGATGCTTGACGTGCACCTTTAGCAATAGCTCTGAATATTTTTCTGTCATAATTTTCAGCAAGAGCATAACCAATTTTACGAGAAATTTCTCCACGTAGATCGTAATGAGAAAGTGTCTCGTCAAGGTCATACACGAATGCAGAACTGACTAGAAGGTCATCCATAACAATTGTCTTCTCAGCAACTGGAGGTGCCTTATCAGCATTTCCTAAGATAGGAGTTCCAGGTTGGTGATAGTCACTTGTCATGCGACCTGTATAGATGAACTGAAGACTTTTTCCGTTCTTCAGTGTACGCTTCGTAACTAAGTCACGAGCGATTGTATTATGTTGGAAGCCCTTAAACATCTCGCCTGAGAATAATTTAAGATAGGTGGCGTACTTGTCACCAGCTCCGTCATAACCTACGCCGGAAGATAGATTAATTCTACCTACACCGACCTGATTAGCATCAGCCATTTTATTTAAAAAATTTTATTGTTTACTTTCTTCCGTACAGAATTTTTTGATCAATTTTTGTGGTCTATCCCACCGTCTAGACGGCTGATTGGTATCCTCCTTGGAGGGCAAAAAGCCAAAGTGAAAGGGAGTCCGACTCTGAGGTGCTCCCTTTCTGTTGTCATTTACTTAGTGTAAACAACGCCACGATATACGTAAGTAACCATTGGTTTCTCCCATATACCAAAGCCCCGTTCCATGCTTTGGTTTTCATGCGTCCTAAAACAGGATGAACGGAAGTCGTGGTTAATATGAAGAATCGCCTATTGGCTCATCTTTCCTTTTATATTCTTCTTGTCTATATTCCTCTAGTAATTTATCTACCTGTTTCTGTAGTTCTAGAATTTCTGTGTCTTTAGTTTGCATACTATTCCAATGGCGGATAACGCCAGAGCATATAAATAAGTTAGTGATTAAGGTTAGGTATAAACAAAAATTTTTAGCCAATTTGTGGAGCTGTTAATGCAACTTCTGTTGATTGAGTTGAAGCCAAATCAAGTGGGAAGTTGTGAGCATTACGTTCATGCATCACTTCCATTCCAAGGTTCTGTCTATTTACAACGTCAGCCCAAGTAGGAATAACTTTGCCATTAGTATCAACAATTGATTGGTTAAAGTTAAAACCATTAAGGTTAAACGCCATAGTACATACACCCATAGATGTTAGCCATATGCCAACAACCGGCCAAGTAGCAAGAAAGAAATGAAGAGAACGAGAGTTATTGAAAGACGCATACTGGAAAATTAATCTACCGAAGTAGCCATGAGCTGCAACGATGTTGTAAGTCTCCTCGTCTTGACCAAATTTATAACCATAGTTCTGTGACATATCTTCTGTTGTCTCCTTAATAATTGAGGAAGTAACAAGACTTCCGTGCATAGCAGAGAAAAGAGATCCACCGAATACCCCAGCAACACCGAGCATGTGGAACGGATGCATAAGGATATTGTGTTCTGCTTGGAATACGAACATGAAGTTAAAAGTACCAGAAATACCAAGAGGCATACCATCACT